AGGCATTTTTGCAATTGTTGCCATGTATCCGTAAATTGCTACCTGTACTTGTAGGTTTGATACTACGTTAACAGACATAAATGCCTGAGGTGAGCGATAAACAGTGAAAGCCTCTGGTGCAAGGATAATCGCTGAATCATCATCAAATGTTGTAGCTGAGAAGTTCTTGTCTACATATAGATCAAGTCCTAATACGTTACCACGGATAGATGTTGGATTAACTTGTCCGCCTGCGTTCATTGGTTGTAGCGCATTAAATACTGGGCGCTTTGTTGTATCTTGCGCACCAATTAATGCACCCCATTGTGCTGGGTTAGCAATGTAGTTCTGTGCGAAGTAACCAGTGTTTGAATAGATAGTGCGTGCACCTTCAGTTGTAAATGCGACAATTCCATCTAAATCGGCAGATGTGTTTGTGCCGTTCATACCAGCTGCAAGTAATGCATTTAATACAGTTGTATCAATTGTCTTTAAGTATGCATACTCTAATTGCTTTGTAAGTTCTGCATAGAAGTTAGGATCTGAACGCTCTAGTAATTCTACTGAGAGTGTGTTCATACCTGAGTACTTAGATACTGTACCTGTTAGGTAAGCAGTTTCCATGCCTGTATTTTGTACTGCGCCAGCTTCTGCTTCAACAGTTACTACTGGTGCTACACCTGTGCCGCCACCTGAAGAAGTTACCAAAGATGGTACGTTAATTGTCATACCTGATGCTGGCAGTGTGCCTTGTGAACATGCATCAATTGCTGGTGTACCAAAACGTGTGTTTGTTACAAACTCGCTTAGGTATTGTGTTGGATTAAATGCTGGGTTAGTTGAGAATGAATCATCAGCTGCAGCTATGTACAGTTTTGAATCATCATTACCTAGAGCAGCTTTAATTTTGTGCTCTGTGTATGCAGCCATAGAAGTAATTGGCGTACGTACTGTTGTCTGAATTAATGGTGCTGTAATTACTGGGCGAGCAGCTTCTACTGTAGGAGTAGCAGCCTCTGCCTTTGCTTCTTGTGGCGCTGTTGCTAAATCTTCCACAGGAGCCTCGCTTTCTGTTGTTTGGTTTGTGTCCTCTGCTTCGTTTTCACTAGCAGCAACTTTAGTTACTTGCGCAGCTGTAAACGCTGGGCTTTCTACCAGGCTTACCTCACGTAATACTGCGCTGGTTACATATAAATAATCTTTTTTCTGTACAGACTTGTTTACGTCTACACCGACAGATAAACCATCGATTAATTGCTCGCCAGCAAGGATTAAAGCATCTTGGCCTTGCATAGATGAGCTGATCTTAAATGATGCGTAAATTCCGTCTTGCTCTTCATTAAATTTTTGCATGCGACCTATTGGGCGCTCTGGTGCATGTTGCATAAGCATCTTCACCTTGCCAGGATCGCCTATTGCGATTGATCCTTTAGCAAATACAACCTTACCAACGGAAGTATTGCCTACCTCTTCAAAAGGTACGATCTTGCCAGCGATAACCCTGCGCTCTGTATCGGCAGCTTCTATATGGCTACTGAATGTAAGTTTCATCTTCTGTTTCTCTTCCGTTAGGTGTCATTTGTTCCATTTCCTTTGCTTCTTCCACATCAATTAAACCTAGAGATAGCATTTTTTCTAATGCTTCTAGGCGCTTCATTGTGTCAGCTCTTAGGAATGATTCTTCTACTGCAAACTTAACTACATGGCCACGTGGAGTAATATCATCCATGCTTAGACGATCTTCAATAGCACAAATAAATGGCTGTAGTGAGTAGGCTACAAATTCTTTGCGACCATCAATAATGTTTTGGTAGGTCATACTATTATTCATATCACTTGACACCATGTAAGCGGGTACGTTCATCGCCCTGGCGATTTGAGTTGAACTGTATTGAATACTGTCTACGTAAGCCATTTCTTTAGGTGAGAATCCAATATTTTCTACAGATAAAGTAGATGTTAAATAAGCAGTTGATCTATTTAATCTACTTTGCTTCCACTGTGCTAATAAACCTGCTACTTGTTGCTCTGGTAAATCAGCACCTGTATTTTTTAACACTGTTGTCGCCATTGGAGTTTGTGCTGACACAGCTGCGGCTTTTTCTAAGTCTAAAGCTGCTTGAATTGTTCGTGCAGCAGTTTGTAATACTCCACCACCATTTAGTCCTTGGAATGTGATAAGACTTCCAATGCCAGACATAGGTGCTCTTACACCATCAACAAAATACTCTTCTACTTCTGTACCGAATTTATTTGTTGTAAATGTAACTCTATTATTTGCTATCCATTCAAAACGTGATGGCCTTAAATCATCCGCAAATAATTCCGTTATGCGCCAATAAGCGCAATTATAGAAGAGCAAACTATCGACAGTCCAACTTATCGTGACGGATCTTGGTTGCCGATAGTCTGGCTGCTCTATCCAAAGAGGGTTCCCCAACTCCTCACCATTTGACTTTTTGTAAAGCTTCAATGGCAAGTAGGAAACTACACCAGCAATAAGATTTCTGCAACGTGCAACAGTTGGCACTTGCATTGCAAAATTACGATCTAATCCACCAGGGAAATTACCAACACCTGTAGTAAATGAACCATAGCCGTAGGCTGTGTCCATAATGGCAGGGGCGTATTGCGCTTGTACGGATTCAGTTTTTTTATTTATACCCAAAGCAGACAATAGACCCATAGATATACTTTATACCATAAAACGGACTAATGGTGCAAGTTAGACATAGATTTGTGCGGTTTGTTGTGGGCGTGTCAGATGGCTAACCACCATAGCCAAAGAAATGGCAGCCGTAACTTCTCCACTTGATTTTCTACGAATGATTCTAAACCCAAAATCTGAGGTTTTTGTAGCACAATTATTCAAGTGCTGGACTAGATCCTGTTGCCCTGAATGGATTAAAGTGTTTTGTGCTAAAGCATTGGCAAGGTCTGAACAGGCCTGGTAAAACTTTTGCCCACTACAGTCTTCCAATCTCCAACCACTTTGTTCGAGCTTAGTTGCAACTGTTTGCGTGGCGTACTTGTCAAAACAGATTACGTGTGGGTGATATTTTCTAGCCCATTCATTTATATCGCTTGCCATTTTAATTTCATCTATTGCTATATCACTATGCCAAAGCTGTGCAAGTCCTACAGCTATCTTTCCGTCTTTTATCTGACCCATGACTAAAGCGCCAGATCTTCTAGTCGGTGCAATATCAAAGGCCATTATAGTCTGTGGACCGACAGGGATTTCTAACGTGCTATCACTACATGCTTCAATAGATCCATAAACCCACGGGCTTTGCGTGCTATCTACCCACTGGCATAACATTTCAGTACGTGTAGCTTCTATGCTGTTTGTACTTACGCTTTCTTGCAGTGTTTGCTCAGTGATTAAATGGCCGAGTGCGGGGTTTGCCATAGCCCAGGCCTTGCGATCATGTATCTTGCAATGCTGTGGTGCACTGTATTCGTAATAACCTAGATTCTCTGGTGGATAAGACTTACAACGTTCTACTAGATCATTAAGCACTGTACTAAAGCCATCACCTGCGTTACTTGTCATTAAAGTCATTGAGTTAGGCCTTGCACGTGTTACTGGTAATGCAGCTGTAAAGGCTTCCTCTGACCACTCACGTAATTCATCAATGTATAAGAAATCTGCGGTCTTACCACGTGGTGCATCTCTTGTAGCTGCTGCTATTTCATACCTAGCACCATTAAGTAAGCTGATAGATTCTTGACCATTAGCCAGACGTATTTGTCTTACTTGATTTTTTAGAAATTGGTTATCTTCTATTGTGTATGCAACCTGCCTAAATGTATCTAATGCCATATTTCGATTAGAGGACATGCCTAAGACATTCTTAGAACCCCATAAGAATAGATGGCTTAATATGAGCATACGTGCTAAGTGTGTTTTGCCATTTTGACGTGCTACTAATACTAGAGCTGTCTTCTTGCGCCAGTTATCGGATTCATCTGTAGATAAAAGATCCTGTAGTACAAAACGTTGCCAGGGGATTAAAGGTAAACCTATTTTCTCAGCTAAATCGGCAACCTCATCTACTTTGCTATTACCTTTAAGTAAAGGCGTGTGGATTCTAGGCTCGGTGCTGCCAATTAGCCCGACCCCTCGTTTGATCTGGCTTGATTCGGTATTAGTTTGCATCAAAGTCCAGTGTATCTGGTTTATTAAAAGGTGAGTCTGGCACTGTACTAGTGGTTTCAGGGAGAGAAGGTTTCAGAAAGACAGGGGGGGTCGCCTTGCTATTAAAAAAACGCCCACCTTTAGAGCTGTTACATGATTTGCATAGCGATTGTAAGTTATCCATAGCCCACATATCACCACCTTTTACACGTGGATAGATGTGATCTACTGTATTAGCTATTGCACCACACACAGCACACAGCCACCCATCACGATCTAATACTGTAATGCGTAGCTTTTTCCACTTACCGCTATGTAATGCTCGTTCGCTCAATGCCAACCCTTACGCTTAAAGTGATCTAATGCTTTACACATAGAAC